TAATATGTATCTGGGTTATCAAAGCGGATTCGGTGGTGTACGGAATGGTAGCACAACGGGAAATACATATTTTGGTTATCAAAGTGGAAAGCTATCTAATACATCCGCTGACCATAACACATATATCGGTATGAATGCTGGGTATAACGGAACCTCTGCTGAAATAAATACAGTAATTGGGGCGAGAGCATTATATTCTTGTAAATCTGGTGTCCGTAATACTTGTTTAGGTTATGAGACAGGATACTTTACAATGGGTTCTTATAATACGTGTATAGGTTTTAATGCTGGACCAACAGGTTCAACATCATCATCATATAATCTATACATCGATCCGATATATAGACGTGGAAGTGATTCTTTAATATATGGTTATGGGTATGGTACGACAACACGACGCATTCACGTGAATGCTAAATTTTATGTAAAATCTGGATATGCCGCATACGCTACCTACTGGTATACTTACTCAGATATCTCTCTAAAGAAAGATATCTTTAAAATAGATGAAGGGATTAATGATAAAATAGATATGTTGGAACCAGTGAATTATACATTAAAATCAAATGATAAAAAAGATGTTGGATTTATTGCTCAAGAAGTAAAAAAAGTATTTCCCCTTCTTGTAAATAAAGATAAAGATGGTCTTTTAACAGTTGATTACTCAAAGTTAACACCTTATCTTGTAAAAGGTATGCAAGAAAATAATAAAAAAATAAAAGAACTTGAAAGTAAACTAGATGAAGAAAAAGAAAAAAGAGAAAAAATGGAAACATTCTTTAAAGAAGAGATTGAGAAACTAAGGAAAGAAATACTAAGGAAATAACTATTTATAAACTAACCCCGCCATACCAGAAGAAACTATTAATACATTATAATTGACAGCATATACATATAATCTTTCATTAACATAATTATAACCACTTGTAAATATTAATTGGATATCATCTATTCTTGAGAAATTACATGTACCACTTGGTTGAAATTCTTTTGGATTTAATGAAAAACTATACATATAAATATGTTTTGTAGGGACTTTTAAACCACAATTTAATGGTTGTAATAACCGAAAATAACTCGCATCTCTTTCAGAAAATCTATCATTCCCATTTAAACATAATTTTGCTGTTCTAAAAGATTCAAATGAAGGTGTCGCATATATTACTTCCTTATTTCCACTATCTTTTGCTTGATAATTAAAATAATCATTTTTATTATTTAATGGTTGTCCAGAAAGATTTAAAAGTGAATCTGTATCAGAACTACCATTTCCAGATTCAGAATTAACAGTTGATTCTTGAATCACCCAATATAATTCTTTTATTGGATGATATAACTTTAATTCATTTAATAATTCCATCTTTTTTTCATATATTTGTACTTGCTGAATTAAATACGCTTTTTTTTCTAATGTAAATTTCCTTTTTTCATCATTATCAAGAAATATATAATCACACCATAATTCTACATCGGGTTCAGTATTTGTGAATGCTAATTGTCCATCCAAATTAAATAAGTATTCTACAGATCTAGTTAGAACGTGTAATTCTACTTCATGTTGTGTGATACCTATTATTGGTAAATATAACCCTGGATTATCGCAGAACCAAAAATGAAAGGGTATGTATAATTTTAATTCATGTGTGTCAATATTCTTATTACCGTTTTTAAAATAACCATATTTCCCAGGGTGTTTGTTAATACCAATCCATTCTTGTTCATATTTATCATATATTTCGTTTTGAATATCTAACCATTTTGAAGTATGTTTGTCTATTGTTTGACCACCTATTTTTAATTCACATTCTTTTATAAAAGCATGACCAGTATTATTCGCCCAATTTAAATAAGTTCCAGTATTTGTAAGATTTCTAGCATCTCCTCTATTTAATTTTACTTCTAATGCCATTTTACCTATTAAATCACCCGCTCTAGATAATTTTGATCTGATAATTCTTTCACCAGGTCCTTTATTTGTAATTTGTTGTCTTATAGATTCTATAGAAAAATTAGTGTGTCTTCTATATACCGCTTTAAAAAATGAAAATTCAGGGTTACCGGTTAAATATGTATCCATTTTACCCTTCAGGACTAATTGCATTAAACCACCTCCCATTTTAATATACTATATTAATTATAATTATATTTAACTTGAATAAGCAAGTCCTCCCATACCCGACATAATTCTCAGGACATTGTAATTTACAGCATAGATATTACTAATTGATCCACTTGAACTAAATTCTAATTTAGCAGTATCTATTCTTGAAAAATTACAAGATCCACTTGGTTGATGCTCTTCAGGTTCTAGACAAAAAGAATAAACATATATATCTTTCTTTAATTGTGAACATCTTGAAACAGGGGTTTGAACTCTGGCAATAATTTCAAAACTGACTCTATGGTTCAAAGCATTGGTGGCATCTCCACTAACACCCATATTATCATTAAATTTAATTTCATAAATTGTCTTTCCAGGCACAAGTGTTGAACTCTTAAAAACTTCTAATACTGTGAGATTACGGACTATATTTTCTACATTTTTATCTTTGTAATTACCGGTTACTTCTAATTGTGTCAGAAAACTAGAGTTTAATTCCTTATGTATGGAATGGTCATCTTCTGTTATTGATATCGGAACATCACCAGTAGATTCTACTTTTGTGTGTAAAGTTACAGGACGTGGTCTAGAGGGGGCAGATACTATATCTTCATATGCCCACTCAGACCCATTTGTTGAATTTGGATCATCATGTTGGATACCCGAGTGAAGTGTCGATGACATATGAGCATGAGACTGATCAAAATTCAATATATCTCCTATTGCGACCGCACTATTGATAGCACTACTAAGAGTAACCGTCCAGGTATTATCATTTTCTTGTGTTACAGTACTCACTGTTTGAGATCCAGTAACACCCGTTCCTGAGACTGTATCACCGACTTTAATTGCCCCACCTGTCGCAGAAGTAAAAGTAATAACTGATCCACTAGCGACTGTGGCCTCAACAACTGCTTTCGCAATCTTATTGACAATTTTATCTCTCCATGTTCCATCTTCTAGTTTAGTAGTTGTCATAGTAGTACTTTCCTTAATAGGAAGCATTTCAATCCTAAGTGATACATTACTAGTAGTCCCAACACCATTGCCACCATAAGTCCTTTGAACTGTTTTTGTTTGTAGATTAAAGTCTCCATCTGAATCATTACGCTGGACATCAGATATCTTATAATAATTAATTCTAACAGTATCTCCTATTTTAAATTCTATTGATGGATTCGCGCTATCACCACTACTAACAAATAAGAATGTATTAACAGCGTCCGCTGATAATGGACTCGTTGATGATGTTTTATTAGTCAATTTTTTATTAGTGAATATATTATGCCCGACAATAGAACTTAATATGTATAATCTTTACTAAATATAGATTCATTTAACAATACGGGATGTTCTGTCTCTTTAATATTATATCCAGGTATAGATGTATGATGTTTATAAGGTTGTTCCAAAGTAAAATATTCTTTAGTCCTTTCAAAAAATCTATCGTGACCATTGATTGATAATTTTATTTTTTGATCTGTAAAAGGTGTCGTTTGAGGTGTTGTCCATATTAATTCTTTAATAGGATGTTCTAAATTTAATTTAAAACTTTCTGAAGAAACATCTTTTTCTTTTTGAATTTGTAATTGTTCGATTAAATATTCATGTGAAACTTGAGAAAATCTCCTTCTTTCATCTGTATCTAAATATACATAATCCGCCCAGACTTCAACACTATGTTGTTCTGTCAAACCACCTGATTCAGTTTTATTATTTGTTCTTATTAAATTATCACTTGAAGAAGTGTTATATTTACCAACCCCCCATGTAAATTTTAGTTGTATTTCATGGTATTGAAGAGCAATCAATGGTAATGCTAAACCAGGATTACGACAAAACCAAAATTTTAAAGGGTAATGGACCATTTCTTGTTTAGTCTCAGAACCTAATACTAAACTATTATTAAATGAACCTGTCATATATTTATATCCTTCTGATTTTGAAACAGGAGTAGTTAATTCATCCCATATTTGATTCCATTCTTTATAATGTTTATCAATACGTTGTCCTCCAATTTCAATCTCAACATCTTCAACTAAGTTATCACCGCAAATACCAATGAGATTATTCGTATCAGTTTGTTTTGTCGCAACATATACTCCAGTTACTAAATCACCATTCCTAGATATAGTCACTGTTGCTTTATTATTTATATTATCAATTCCTATAAATGATTGACCACTTATACTTTGTTTAATAGTTTCCATAGAAAAATTCGTGTGTCTCCTATAAACTATTTTAAAAAATGTAATTTGGGGGTTACCTGTTAAATATATATCTTGAGCACCATATGCTACTAATTGCATTATTCCTCCTCCCATTATATTATATTATAATATAAAAGAAAAAAATATAATTAATTAACTTCATACATCACTATCTTTTATTCTAGTCTTCTATAAAATAATTAAAGAATTCTTTTGTTTCATTTTCATCTTTCTCCAAATCTAATACTTGTTTCACAGGATTCATTATTTGATTTGAGATATAAAAGTTATAATCTAATTTTAATTCTTTTTCCTTGATATATTCTGGATGCTCTATACGATTACCCTGTAATATCTTTTTAGGTTTAGGTTTACCTTTCTTAGGACCACTCTTATAAAGATTATTATAATCATATAACTCGTTGTGAGTTAATTTTATGTAAGCATATGGTATGCGGTCATTCGGTTTTGGTTTATTTCCAGGATTCCTTTCTGCCATTCTATCTGCCAGAACTTTATGTGCCACACCTTCTGGATTTTTATAGAAACCCCTTAATGATTTTGAAATTATAAACATTGATTTATCCATTCCACCATCCTTTATCTGAGTAAGTGTAGTTTTTAACCACTGAATTGCCAGATCTACACTCCGTTTATTCATAATTATCTCTATTACATTTCCAAACACATACTTACAAATAGGGGCATTATCCCTTCTTTTCATTACGATACCCATTGATGTTCTTTCTTTTGGTTTTTCATGGTCTAACTCATATTTATCACCCGTATATCTCTTTTTAGAAATAAGAATGAATGGATAAAACGTTTTTTCATATTCTAAATCTTGTGGATCATGTAACATATTATCCGTTACCCATTTACCTGCCTTAACACCACACTCTATACAGTATTTTAGTGCCTCTTTTCCTTCTAATATTTCTCCAGTATCTTTATGTTTTCTAGAAAACTTTACGAAAACTGAATCTGTATCACCGTAAACAATATCTGGTTCGTGATAACCTTCATCTTCTGCCCACCTTTTTACACCAATACTCGCATCATCTATTCTTTCTCTACCAATTGCTGTTGTACAAGCAGCAATCTTCTTGAAGAATACAGCACTTGTTTTAGCACCCATCTGACCATAAACTGAATTTGCTGTCACCTTATATGCCAACTGAAAACCATCAAGAACCTTCTTTTTATTATCGTCATTAGTCTGTTTTATCTTTTTACGGGTTGCTTTACGTTGATCTAATAGCGTTTGTAAAACAATTGGAATAATACCCATAGATTCTTTAATAATCTTACCATCACTAGTCATTTTATTTTTCACAAAGTAACATTTTGTTTTAGTATCTGCTTTTTTCTTATGAACAGTTTTACCCTTCTTCTCATAAATGTAATCATCGTATTCAACTCCCCAACATTTATCATATCCTCCGATATCCATGATTACCTTTTCTATTTCAGGATTATTCTTAATTTCCTCTTCTGTCCCAATATATGTTTCGTGTGAGAAATTTTTTTCAATAATAGATGATGGATAAAGTGAAGCATAATCCAAAACACTTACAGGATCATCTGAATAAATACCTGGTTTAGGTTCAAGGACAATTGCCCCTTCAAAACCATCGTCTAATTCGCCTTCAGTAAAACCTTTCAATGTCGGGATCCTTGTTTTCCTCTCACTACATTCTTTAGTAATGATAGAATTAATCTTAATACCTTGACCTCTCAAGAATATATATGATAGTGGGACCCAAGATACACACGCCATACCAATATTATTTGGAATCATATCTAATTGAAGAAGTAAATGAATACAAAGTTCACAATCCATAATACAATACTTCGCTACTTCTGCACGTCCCTTACTACCACCATATTTATGTTTGTCAAAAATTTGTTGAGGAGATATATCATCTTTTGCTAAACACCATTCAAATGATATCAACTCGTTCTTATATTTATTCTTTATTTTGGTAATACCATGATGACCTTCTATAATAATAGACAAGTCTTCAGTATTAATATTAGATACATGGAATTTCTTTCCATTTAGATGTTTAAATGAACCATATTTTGTATTAATACTAATTGTAATATAATCTCCCACTTTGAGATTACCGAGTCTTTTTGTAATTAAGATAGTATTTGATGTGGGTGTTTTTCTATAGAATGTTCCTTTAATATCACCCTTCATAAAATGAGCAGAAACATCATCCAGTTTATATGACTCTAGAGCATGACCCTTTTGAATTTCTTTCTGAATATCAAATACAATACGTCCATCCATAGAAATATACTTAAGTACATTATCTCCAAGACCAGATGAACTAAGTTGTTTTGATTGAACTTGACAACGTTTTTCCCAATAGTTATTATAAATCCTCTGTGACTTTGATGTTTTACTATTCTCATCACACGACTTAATACGTTCAATATCTTCTTTTGATATTAAATCTGAATCTCTATTTCTCATTAATCTACCCAAACGATAAAACTCATTTTTAGGACAATCCTTATCACAACTAGAGAATGTCTTTGTTTTTTTACATTTACTACAGCATGGGAATAGATAATCAACTCTCTTGTTAATATAATCAAAATCAAAACCAAAGATGTTATATCCTGTAATGAGATCAGGATTATTGTAAAGTATAACGTCTTTCCATTTCAATAGTAGTTCTTTTTCATTTTGACACTCATAAACGGTAACACCCGGAATATCATCGCATATTTTTTCTTCTGGTTTGTCCTCGTTACCAATAATTACCATGGTACGCTCATAACAGGCTTCTTCTCCAAAACGATGAAAGACAGTCCCTATTTGAATAATAGGATCCCCTTTTATTTCTATTTTTTTACCCTCATCATTTTCAATTGAATTAAATATTTTAGTCATAGTATCAATTATTTTTTCTCGTGTTTTCGATGATTCTTTTGAATTATCAAGATCATTAAAGAACTCCTCATTGTTTATCCTTTTAATAATTGATTTAAGACTCTTACTTGAATAAGGTCCATTACTCGTAAATATATTTTGAACATCATTAGACCCTTTCTCAAAACAATCTTTGAGACATTTTTGAACAAATTTAACTTTTATTTTTGGTTCTGCAAGATTACAAGAATTTCTAAAATATGATTCATGTATATCAATAGCAACCTTCCGAAAATCTTTAGTAGGGTTTGGAAAGTCACCATGTGAAGAATCACATTCAATATCAAAAGATGCACTTACAAAAGGAGCAGTCGTTTCGTCTTCTATTGGATTAATATCTTTCATCTTTAAATTGTCAATTTCAATATCAACATTAAATGTTTTACTCTCATCATCACACCAACGCTCTGGATTTGTCTTAACAGAAACCCATCCACATGACTTGATATTTTTATAATGAAGAAACCGTAACATAGGATGAATCTTTGCTTCATAAAGGTTACATTGACACTCACAATTATGTTCTTGATTAAACCATTCTTTATCTTTAGGGTCTATTTTTTCCAATTTAGGTTCTCCACTCTTAAGACTAAAACATACCTTACCATCACTAACATAATCCTTATTATAATTATAGAAATCTGTAATAGCAGATATACATTTCTTCATATCACCATATGTTTCAAATGACAATTTAATGAAAATATACTCCATTACCTTCTTAGTATCATAATCATAGTTAAAACCGTAAAAGTTTTTAAACCTTTCCCTTTCAAGTGATACATAATTACCATTCCATGTATTCCTTGCTTGGGGTTTATATGAACTCACGAATTGTTTAACCTTTGTAAGGAATCCTTTTGTATATGCTTCTGACCATCCCTTTACAACACGTATGTAAAAGAACGGTTTAAAACCACATACATTACATACTACATTCTTACGATCAATTGTTTTACCATAAAAAGTTACTTTAAATTCTCTATCCCAAAAACTGTTACCGATTGGGACATCATCCGAGGATATATCTATTACCTGGAATTTAAGGTCTTCCATTTTATATATGAATATGTTTATGATTTTAAATACATATATTTTCAAATTTGGAATTTTAATATGAGTTAAAATAAAGGATGAATAATTTTTTATTTTTCTTCATAAGTTTTTTAGTAATAGTTGTAGTTTTAAAGAATATTTTTCAACCTAAAAACATTATTAAAAAGACAAGTAAAAATGATAACATTGAATATATTGTGAGAGACCTTGAAAATTCTCAAGATGCCGCTGAAAAATTAGCATCTATTAATACTAAATTACGAAAATTAATTGATTCATTAGATGAAGATGAAAGAGATGGTATTGATAGACTTAAAGATAGATACAATCCCCATAAATTAACAGAAACAGAAGAAAATTCAAAATATACATCATATTCTCTCAATAAAGGAGAAAAAATAGCATTGTGTATAAGAAAAAAAGAAGATAATCTGACATTTGAAAATGAAAATACTGTTATATTTGTGGCAATACATGAATTATCACACATTATGACAGAAAGTGTTGGTCATGAAAAAGAATTCTGGGATAATATGGCATTTTTATTAGAAAAAGCAGATAAATTAAATATATATGATCCCGTTGACTATAATGAAAATAATATTGATTATTGCGGTATGGAAATAACAACAACACCGTATGATTTTAAAAAATAATATTATAATTATTAATATATACAATGGATACTAATTTCTGTAGTAATTATGATATTCCTAAAAAGGTTTTTAAGTGTTGTTCTGTAACTAATAAGACCGTATTCATATTTCTAAACATATATTTCCTAGAGACAAACTTTAAAAACGATGATAAAGTTACATGGTTAGTAAAAGGTGAAAGATTGTATGGAAAGGTGATTTCAATCAATTCAAAGAATAATAAAATAAAAGTAAAACCCGATAACAAAAAAAATATATCATTTATAGATCCAGAAAATTTAAATATTATCCATCCATTTGATGAAACACTCACTAAAATTTCAGATAATATATTAAAAAAAAATAAAGATAAATATTATGGTACTAATAAAGATATATTAGACCTTTTAAAAAAATACATCGGTGATAAAGATATAATTCCTGAATTATTTCCATTAATAAAAGAAGGTTTTGAACATAAATTTATCTTTAATGATATGTTATATATTGATGATACATGTTCAACTGTATTAAAAAAAATATCACAATATTGTAGTAATATAGATTATGAAGACCATAAATATATTTATGCGTCCTATTTTAATAAAGAAGGTGAAAATATGCCTCTTGGATTTAAATATAAAGATATTAAAACGCTACATCCAAATGATATTATAAATAAAAAATTATGTGATATTTTTGATAATGAAAAAAGTGAAAGTTCCTCCAATATCATTGAGAAAGAATATGAAAATATTCTAGAGAAATATCATATTAAAAATAATATTATTTATTTTATTAATTTGGAAGATTTTATAGATAAACATGAATTAAATACGATTGATTTCAAAAAATGCGGGGAAGATGAACACGAAGTTTTATCATTCAAAAAAATAATAATCAATAAATATTGGCCACTTTTGATGAATGATAAATTAAGTGATATTACCGGATCTAATGAAGTTAAAGTTTCTTCTTATAAAGAAGAAACTGAAAAACTATTACAATATTCAGTTGGCAATAAAATTATCCATGGAAATATTAATGCTTCATCTCCATGCGATGATATTTATATAAAATTATTTAAAACATCTAAAAAACAAAGTAAAAATATAACTATTGACCTTTACAAAGTATTTACCGATTTCCGTCTAACCGCTCCTGTACCTTTCGTAAAATGGGTTAGTTCAAATAATGAAAATAAATATTATAAATTATTCAAAGATTCTATCTTATATGAAGGATATGGGGAGTTTGAATTAGAAGGTAAAACTGTAGATTTTAAAACATGTCAAGAATGGATTAAAGATCTATATAGAAGTAAAAAACGATCATTAGAAAAAATTAATAGATTTGATATTATTCATAAAGAAGATATATTATCTTTTAAAATATTCTCAGATGAAGGGACATACTCTACACTTTCAATTTCAATAGATGGTTCCTTAGATTTTTTGATTAAAAAGGATAATGATAATATTGGAATTTCATCAAAAGAACAAATAATCAAACTTATTAATTTATCAAATGATCTAATTAAGCAAATGAATAGTGAAAATAAATATTCTGAAAATAAAATAGAAGATTTTGGAACAGATGAAGATATTGAAAATATATTTTTAAAAGATAATATAGATTTCATAGATGCAAAAGTATCATATAAAAAAGGGAGGTATGAAGTTAAAAAAGGTTTAGAAAATGCAGATGAAAAAGAAGTTGGTAAAGAATTAATTCCACCATTTATAATTGGTGAAAAAACAAATCTATTCATACCTATTCTAAGAAAAGTATGTAATAATCTCACTATGTTTTTTCGTTATATGAATGAAGATGATGATGAAAATATAAAAGATAATATTATAGGATTACAATATATTCGCACAAATAACTTCACAAATATAAATACAATTCAATCTTTCATCACAGTATGTCTGAATAAAGGTATATATACAGAAGAAAATAAAATTATTAATGACATAATACGTGTCTTTAATATTGATAGTGAAACTATTAAGGATGAAATTTCATCTATTAAAGAAATAGAGGGAGATAGAGAAAAATATAGAAAACTAAGTGTAGTTGATGAAGATACTCCTGATATTACAATTTCTGTAAGGAATAACTTCATTGATTTTGAAATCAGAAACATGAAAAGTTTTATGGAATTCCAAAGAATCACTTCTTTAACAAAAGTGATTATGGTGCTTTTTGAAAAATTTGTTAATAATGATGAAATTTTTCAATATGATTATATGGGATCACTTTTCATTGAAGATAAATTAAATATAAAAAGTAGAATTATTGAAGAAGAAATTAAAGCAGATGTTAATGATATTCTAGGGAATATGGATTCTGATGAAAGTTCCGATATCACAAGTTCCGAATCATCCATGGAAAATCAATCAAGTGAAGAATCATCAATGGAGGGTGGGGGTCAAAAAGGTGGTGCTCAATTAAGATCATATTACCTTAAAAGACTCAAAGAAAATGATAAAAAATTATTTAATCCAGATAAACCATGGTCTGTAAAACAAAAAAATGGTGATTTATATGGTTATGCGAAACAATGTGCTTCGGGTAATCTAGATAGACAACCCGTTTCTGTAACTACAGAGGAATTAAAGAGAATAGATTCGTATGATGGAAAAGTTTCGGGGAAAGATTCTTACTCAAAATCAATCGTCGTCCCGCGAAGAAGCGAAGATATTCATTATATATGTCCCCAATATTGGGATGTCTCTAGAGAAATACCTCTCACAAAAGAATATGTAAGTAAACATAAAAAAGATATCATAAAGAACAAAGAAAATAAAGAAAATAATACGATATTAGAAAGAAAAGGTAAGTATTGGGATGGAATACCAAATGATGATTCCCATAAACATATTTTACCAGGTTTCTCGAAACTTATCATTCACCCAGAAGGATATAAATTACCATGTTGTTTTTCTAAAAGAGGATTAGAAAAACAAGACGGTAAAGATGAAGATGAAAAACCCAAAGAAGAAAAAAAGAAACAAAGAAAAAAGAAAGTTATTAATAAAAAGTTGTGTAAAATAAATACAAAAGAATCATTACCAATTAGTATAGGACAATGTTCTCAATTACCCAAAAAATTAAAGATGATATTGACACAGGATAAAATATTTGAATATGACCCTAATTTATCTATTTCTAATGGTTTCATAAGAAAGGGTATTCAACAAAGTGAAAGCGAATACGTATTCACGACATCTCCTTTTATTAATTCTTATATAGAAATAACAGATTATGATGGTGATTCAGAAATATTTATAAATGAAGAACTTATAAAACCTCTTTTATCTGATATAAAATACTATCAATATTGCCCCACATTACATAAATTTTTTAGAAAGAAATATGTTACAAATGAAGACAAAGAATATATAGTTAAAAATTACCTTAAGAAAAAAAATATAAGAGACACATTTGGAGAAAATAATATAAAAGAACTCCGAAATATCCTCAATAAAGATGATATATCAATAGAATCAAACGAAATAGGATATATATATTCATTACTTATATCATTAAAAACATATATTGAATTTCTAAAAAGTAAAGAAGAAAAGAAAGATGAATATATTATTCCAGCACTCAATTCAATATCTGAAGATAAAATAAACATCGTTATCTTTGAGAAAGAAGATGAACAAATTAGAACAAAAGAAACAGAACACATTAATTCAAATAATTACTGTTTAATGATAAAAGAAGGACATTATTATGAACCAATCGTTTACCGTGTCAATTTATTGAAGGAACAATACGAAGTAAAAATATTATCTAAAAATATATTTTCTTCTTTTGAAGTCTTTGAAAAAAATATATTTAAGAACTTCTTAAATTCCCCCTACCCACGTGGAAGAGACACTAATCTACGTTCGGGGATTACACCTGAAAAAATAAATAATCTAGATTGCAAGGATGATGCTAAATATTGTAGTGAATGGTTATCTTATTCTGAAATACAACAAGTTAAAAAAGGGACAGAAATCAGATGGATTGATAATATTGTAGAAGGATGTCCCAATAGTGGTAAGAAAAACTATGATAAATTTATAAAAGAAACAGATGGTACAATAGAAACCGAAGGGGGGGAAACAGTAAGTGTTGAAAATGTTTTTGTAAAAAAAAAAAAGAAACAAGTTGATCCTAAATTAAAAGTGGGTCTACAGAATAAAAATAATTGGTTATGGATTGATAGAGATTGTGATAAGATACATGATAAAGATATAGAATCCCTTATAAGAAAAAAATATGATAAACGAGGTGATAAATTACTTTTAGATTTTTCAACAAAAGCAAATAAATCTAAAAATGATGAGGATATCTTAAAAGCAATGGAAAGTAACTTCTTTATCGTTAATAGAATTCTATCAGATCTAGAAAAAATACAAGATGAAAACAAAATTAATTATCACAATATTGAAAATAATGGAATAAAACATTATATTAATAATTATTCTGAAATAACACATATCCTCTATGAGAATGATACCAATGATATATTATTACCAATAATCCCTATAAAAATGACACCATTATACAGAGATATAGATATTATTTATGATGTTAAGGATTACCCCACATTTAAAGATGCTTTAGATTACCTATCAAAATTAAATTTATCTTTAGATAAATTAGTTGTAAATTCAGAAAATGAAGTTACATGTTTGTTCGTAGAAGATGGTATATTGCCCATAAAGAAAGAAACTATAAAAAATGAAGATAAATATGATCTATTAAAAACAGATATTAATCCATTTGAAGTTGATAAATTTATAATGAGTAATAATGTAAATGATGATAGTTATATAATACGTTTTAAAAATGACAATGAATATAAATATAAATTTTTTACAAAATTACTCACTCTAATAAAAGATAATGAAACAATAGAACAAGTATTAATGGGAATTATTGAAGATCCTGTATTTATAAGGAAACATAAAGTTGAGAAAGTTGTTAACATGATAAGGAAAAAGGTTATATCAAAAATAGACCGCTATAAATTTCCCACATTATCTAAAAAGTTACTACAAGAATTTTCTTTTAGATTAATTATAAGTGTTGAAAATGGAGAGAATATTTCAACAATCAATAAAATAATAGATAATGTTATAAAATATTCTGATTTAGAAAAAAAGACACCAAATTCAGAAGTTTTCATAAAATATGTTAGAGATAAAGAAATGATGTATAATTATCTACGGGATGTTTTTATTAAAAAGAGTAATTTTATAAATATAAGAAAAGAACCTCTATTTTCAGACAATAACCATATTAAAACAACAAAACTCAAAACAACACCATACTATATTAATAAATTATTTGGACCAGATTCTTCAATCGTATTTAATATTGACGGTGGTGGCGGTGATTGGTTAAATCTTCAAAAAGCATTAGTCGCATTAGATATAAAACCCCATGAGTACGCTAAAGGAATAAGGGAAATAAAAGGTGTTACTGAGGGTCCTAAAAGGAAAATTAAACATATTGAAGATATACATCGCATTATATTAGATAAATTATCAGGATTAAATGAAATAAATTTAAAAGAAAAAAGAGATGCTTTTATAAGGTCTTATAATAGATATAATATACTAAGGTATGGTGATAAACATACAATATTTAATACAATAGATGATATTATGGGATATTGGAGGAGGGGACCTGGTGAAAAATTAGAATATAAACAACGCATCAATAAACCAGATATTGAATTAATATTAGAAAGGATAAAAGAAGAAAAAATAGACGATTTTGGCGTTTTACTAATATCTTTCTCAAAAGGTAAAGAAATGGATATAAAATTTTATGGGACAGAAAATATTAATGTAAATACAAAAGTAGCTTTATTACATCACACCCTTTATGATAATGATTATATACTTTCAAACATAATAGTCGCGGGGAAAGATCATTTAACGATCCAAGAATTATATGATATATCATCAATTCATAAAAAATGGATAAAACTCAATGGTAATGATGAAAAAAGACTTCAAGAATTAATTGAAAGAGAGGATAAACTAGAGATGATGATTGAAAAGGGTGAAGACGGAGTTAAAGGAAATAAAGAAAAACTTCTTAAAACTCGTATAGAAATAGAAGAACTTAAAAAAGAAAATCAATAATTTTTTTCTATAATAATTAAATTACCTTTTATGGATTATTTCTCAACTCCTTTTAGTATATCTCTATTAAGAAATCATATATTAAAAGACCCTCTTATAGATTGGTTAAATATTAATGAATCATTAAATAATAACTATAAGAGGGATAATAATACATTTTATAAAGATTTTATTTTAAAAGAATGGGAAGAATATAAACTCAATTTTTTAAAAATATTAAAACAAAAAGCAAACAAAAATATTCCTATTAATTCATCGGTAGAACAAACGCAGGAAATGATAAAAGAAAAACATCCATTAATTCTTGGAGCAAACCTTATCTATGAAGATATGATTGTTTATTGTGATATAATAATAGATATCAATCTTTTTGTTTCTATTTTTCCTAAAATTAAAAATTATCCCCTCCATTTAATAAAAAATAAATATATTTTGATTAATCTCAGTTACTCTACATTGAATCTAAAAAATGATCTTAAAGAATGTTTAAATGAAGGTGTTTTACCATATAAAAAATGCGTCCTTTATGGATTTTCTCAATGTATTGAAAAACTACTTGGATATACTCCCAAATCATTCATAATTGGAAAAGAATATTATTATAAAAAAACACAATTACCCAAAGATGAATTTATATCTTTTGTTAAATACGACGAAAAAATGATTCATAAATTTAGAAAAGCATATCAATGGATATGTTTACTAAGAAAAGATTTTAATAATTTAGAAATAAAAGAAAAACTTTCACATAAAGAATTATATCCAAATATGAATAACAAAGAATCTGACTGGGAAAATGAAAAATTAAAAATAGCAAATCAAATCAAAGAAATTACACTTGTATGGAATATAACCTATGATGAAAGATGTAATTTACATGAAAAAAATATATACTGTTGGGATGATCCAAAATTACTCACAGAACTAAAAGAATCTAAGAAAAAAACGATTCAGGAACAAATGATACATATGAATAAAAATGACGATATATTAATCTATCCAAGGAAAAATGTATCAACTCCTTTAAGAGAAATACTTCAGGAAAAAGAGACTAGTAACATCTTTTTTGATGTTGAAAGTTTTCTCACAATTGATGAAAAAGTTGATTTTTTCAATAAAAAAGATGAAAAATATAATAATCCCATATTAGCTATTTTGGGATTCTTTTACAAGGATAACTTCTATGATTACACAATACAAAAGTATAATGTTTATCATGAAGAATTAATTGTTCAACAATTTTCTGATAAATTATGGAGTATTTATAATAAATATGGTCGTGTCAATATATTCCATTGGGGCCATGCCGAATGTAAATATATGGAATATATTCACAAAAGTTATCCTATTATATCATTTCCTGAATATATATTAGTTGATCTTCTTGATCATTTCAGATTAGAACCGATTATAGTCCAGGGTGTTTTTCAATTTGGATTAAAATCAATTGGGAAGGCCCTTTATAATAATGGTCTCATTGAAACAACCTGGGATGATAGTAATGATAATGGTTTAGATGCAATGATAAAATTTAAAGAAATATGTAAAAAAACTAAGAAAATACCTCTTAAGAGGTATTTAGAAATAAAAGAAATAATCTATTATAATCGGGTAGATTGTAGGGTTTTACAAGAAATTTATTTTCTACTTAAAAAAAATTATGATTAATTCTTTGGGTTTATTATTCTTTTTACCAATGATTAATTTATCTACAAAGAGGGGTATTATTTGTTCTATAGTTATTATTAATGGAATATTATGTCATACTACTAGATATCTTAAAACATATGGGTGGGAATATATCAGAAACTTTGATATAATCTGTAATGTTCTTATGGGTTTATTCATAATACATTATTCCGGTTATAATCCATACATAATTTATACCATGATACACGCGTGTTTAATATTTATTCTTAATTATTTATATTATGAACATTATTATTTATTACATATTTTGGGTGTTCAGTTACCTCTTTCTATTGGGACATACCTTTTTTGATTTGTTTTTCTAATGCTTTATTTTTTTTAGTTAAAATTTCAATTATTTTCTGTTGATTTTTAATTATCTTTTCATATTCAATAATTTGCTTTTTATCTATACAATCTTTAGTTACTACGAAAAATCTAGAATTATAAAGGGGATCACCTTCTTTATTAAAATAAGAGATTGTTACATTTTCTGTTTTATTCCCACATTGAATACAAACAGCATTGTCAATCATATGAATATATTTTCCACCATCATAAAAAAATTCAGATCCTTTATCTAATGTGATATACTTAATTATGTCTCCCTTTTTTAATTCAAAAATATCTTCTATTTCCTCGCAATTTTCTAATTCACCCTTTATATATGATAAATCTTGTGACATTATTATTATTATTATTGTTTTATATTTTTTAATATTTTATTTTTATACCAATCAATTGCCTTTTTAAGATCTTTTTCTGATATATATACATCTTTTTTAGGATTTTCTTGTTTATACATGATTAATATATTTTGTTCAAACTTCATCTGCAACATTTCTTCATGATTCATTTTTATAAGAAAGATATTTTAATCTAATTTGAGAAACGTAAGTTTGTCAATCCATTACTAATCCGCAATATATTGTAATTTGTAGCAAATACTTTATCAATACTAACATTTGATGTAAAGCATAATTTACAATCATCAAAACGTGAAAAGTTACATGAACCACTTGGTTGATGTTCTTCAGGATTTAAACAAAAAGAATAGACATATATATTCTTACTAAACTTACTATAACTTGATTTTGAATAATTTCTTCTTGCGATAATATTTACCTTTACATCTGTATTATCGCCAGGAGCTTCTTCTATATTAGGTGAAAAACCTATTACCTTGGTTGATGTATTTACAGAAGTAATTGTTACCAGTTTTGTTATATAAGGACTAACATTTATCCCCAAAGATATTATATCCCCAACTTTCATACCAATGGTATCTAGTGTTGTTTCAACATGATATTTAACCGTATTATAACCTAATTGAATATTTGTTCCATTTGCATTTAGAGTACTTGTAAGCGTTGTATGCTTAGAAATAGTTGAAGATATAGGGGTTTCTAAAAATATAGGGTCTTCGTGTTCTTTTATATTATATGATGGTATATTTGTATGGTGTAAGTATGGTTGTTTTAATGTATAATATTCTTTATATTGTTCTGATAAACGTTCTATTCCATTAATTGTTATGTTTATTTTTTCACTAGTTATTTTATTTGCCCCGGTATCATTTTCAGTCCAGATTATTTCTTTTAAAGGATGATTAAAAGAATTTAATTTGAATTTTGAAGAAGGACTTTGATTAATAGTATCTATTATTTGAACCTGTTCTATTAAATATTCATGTTCATTTTCACCAAACCTTTTCCGTTCTTCAGAATCTAAGAATATATTATCACACCATACTTCACATAATGAAGTAACTGATGTAGAACCATCGCGATTTATATCGGAATTTTTACCCCACTCTATCTTTAAAATTATATCATGATATTGAATTGATATAAGGGGTAAAGATAAACCAATATGTCTACAAAACCAAAAATTTAATGGTATTATAATCATTGATTGGTCGTTTACTGTTTTGTTAGAATTATTAAAACCCCCTGTCATGTATTTATAACCATCTCTGTTATTATTGTTAACAGTTAATTCATTCCAAACCTTCATCCATTCATTTGAATGTCTATCTATAAGACTACCACCAATAATTATTTCAACGTCGTTAATTAATTCATTACCATTTATACCATTGACATGTTGAGGACATACTATATAAATACCATTAACAAGATCAGCTGTTTTTGATAATTTTACAGTAGAATTTGTAGTTGTATTTTCAGTGCCTAAATCACCATCAATTATTTGTTGTATGGTTTCAATAGCAAAATTTGTATGCCTTCTATATACACTTTTAAAGAATGTTATTTGAGGATTACCTGTTATATAATTATCCTGTATACCACTCGCGGTTAATTGCATTATTCCTCCTCCCATTATACTAATATAATAGTATCTATTATTTTATTTTATTAAATTAAAACGATTATTTTTAAAGTTTAAAAATAAATTTTTATTTTATTATTAATACTAAAGATAAATAATATGTCGGAAGATGGATGTCTTAGAGATGCCGTTTTCAATACTTTACAGGTAGTATCCGGGTCAATAGAAGATACTTTTCCAGGTGGAGCAGGTTCTATGAAAGGATTAACGATTGAAAATGGTTTCAACATATCAATGGGTGATAACAGAGTAGAAGATATTGCTATCCCTACAGAAGAAACAGATGCCGCAAGTAAATACTATGTAGATAGTATTTTTCCGGCGCGTTTTATAGACTGGGTTTCAGATGGACCTCCACAAAATATCGGAGAAAATACAAGTCCGCAATTTGTAAATCTATTATTAACAGGTGGTCTTAAAATAGAAGGAATTACTCAAAACTCTATTAGAACTAATTTAAATGCAATAGACCCGACACAGGAAAGAAACATTAATTTAGCAAATGCCGATGGAACACTTATCCCATTTTCCAATCCTTCAACAACAACTATCTCAGCAACCCCCGAAGAAATTAATCTTCTTTCAGGGACAACTCTAGGCTCTGCTTCAGCAAATGATATCCTTTCTCTAGATGCTAATAGAGATATAACAGGTATCCGCAATCTTAGTATTGATGGAACATTCACCAATGGTTCTTTAACAATAATTGATGGAGATTTAACAGGTGTTAACTCAGTCAATGTTAATTCTTTCACATTTGAAGGGACAACCGCGGATGATTTTGAAACAACCCTCAGTGTGGTTGACCCTACGGCAGATAGAACTATCAATCTTGCGGATAGTTCTGGGACACTTATACCGTTTTCTACACCATCCACAACAACTATCACCGCCACACCAGAAGAACTTAATCTTCTTTCAGGAACAACCCTTGGAACAGCATCAGCAGGGGATATTCTATCGGTTGATGCGAATAAAGACATCACTGGTATAAGAAATATGACAGTTGAAAGTTATACCGACGGTACTATCACAATAACAGGCGGTAATATCAATAATATTACAACAACAAATACCAAAAATGTTACCTTTGAAGGGACAACCTCAGATGATTTTGAAACAACTCTTAGCGTGGTTGACCCTACGGCAGATAGAACTATCAATCTTGCGGATAGTTCTGGGACACTTATACCGTTTTCTACACCATCCACAACAACTATCACCGCCACACCAGAAGAACTTAATCTTCT